CTAATCCTTCAGGTAATCAGGCAAGCACTTATAGGTTTGCTCACAATATTTCAACGCAAAGCAGTTTTACTAACTTTGATGGCGTGGTCACATCATTATCAGTAGTGAGGATAGCATAATGGCATTAAGTAAAATAGACACACCTGCTCTTGAAGCAGACGCAGTTGATAATACAATTTTAGACGTTGCTAGTGACTTTGCGTTTACTGGCACTGTGACAGGGGCTGGTGTAAGCGGCAAGGTTCTACAAGTTAAGCATTTTGTGAGTAATACTGAGAAATCGACATCAAGCACATCGTATAACTCAAGCGGTCTTTATTTAGATATTACACCTTCATCAACAAGTAGTGACATATATGTGTCTATGTCATTCATGATGGGAACTTCAGCAAACGGACCACCAGAATACAGAATTTATCGTGGTAGCACTGGCATAGGTGGCTCAACTAAATTCCAAGCTGATGCAAATTGGAATAACTCTTTAGACCGTGGCACTTTAACAGCTTTAGATAGTCCAAACACTACATCGTCAACTAGGTATCAGCTTTACTTCAGAAGAACAGGAAGCGGTACGGCTCGTATTGGTAGAAATCACGATGGATTTGTTACTAATAATTCCACGCTGATTACTTTAATGGAGATTGCAGGATGATGTATGATGAAGCTATTTACGAATTATATTCTAATGCAGTTACCGTAAGCGTTGACAGAGAGAACCAAATCTATGAGGCTTTCGATGATGGTGGCAATGCAATTACAATAGATTTAGACGCTCTGGAAACTAAGGCTTCAGAACTATACGTTGTTGCCAAGCTAGAAAGACTACGGGCAGAGCGTAACCGCCTGTTAGCTGAGACGGATTACTGGACGCTATCAGACACACCCGCTGCTACAGACGCACAGTTAGCGTACCGCATAGCATTACGAAATATACCTTTGACCTACACATCATTAGACGATGTTGTGTGGCCTAACAAACCGTAAGGAGAGAACATGCCATATATAGGTAAACAACCTACCATCGGCGAGTTCGTTGAGCTAGATGCTCTGACTGCCTCTGCCACGGACACATACACATTAACCAGAAGCGGTGCCGCATATTACCCTGAGACTGTGAACAACCTACTGGTCAGCATCAACGGCGTGATACAGGCTGGCTCTACCATGAGCCTATCAGGTAACACGCTGACTGTTGGTGCCACGCTATCGTCATCAGATGTCATCGACTTTGTGCGAGTGTTCGGCAATGTAGGCAATGTGGTTACGCCTACGGATGGCAGTGTTACATCAGCCAAGCTAGATACCAACATAGCCATCAGCGGTAACCTCGATGTTGGCAGTATTAGAGCAAGCAACGGCACTGCGGCTATGACTATTGATGATAGTGGGCGTATCTTCCAACCATCTAAACCAGCAATCCTTTGCATGGGTAATAACCACAATAACGTATCAGTAGGCGCAAATACAGTATTGCCTCCTGCTAACTACGAAACTTCTACAAATGGTTTTGCACAAGGTGGTATGAGCTATGACAATACCAACGGTGAAATCACTGTACCTGTAGATGGTTTGTATTCTGTTAGCGGTCAAATTTACAATAATACCAATAGTGGTCATGGTCGTTTAGTTATTCATGTAAACGGTACCCTTGTAGGAATGGGTCACATGAATGCAGGAATGATTTCTACAGTATTTTCGCAGATTATATTAAATCTAAATGCTAACGATAAAATAACGTTCATAAACACTCATGCCACTACCTTGTTTATGGGGAATGCTCACACTTATTTGCAAGCGTATTTGATAGGATAGGAGACAGACATGCCTTTAACAAAACTAAACTCTGCTGGTCTTCCTTCTGGTACTGTGTTGCAAACAGTATTTGCTATATCAAGCACGCCCACAGTTATAACGGGAACAGCTGCAAATGCTGGAACGACAACAGGTTTATCAGTTACAATTACCCCTACTTCTACCAACAACAAATTGCTCATAAACTATATGGGTAATTTTAAGTTAAGCACTCATACTAATCCTTGGCTTTCTATTGAAATCTACGATGACATTTCAAAAGTTGCGGCTGATGTAAGCGCTGGTGTCTATATTAACGGCGATGGTAACGAACACGATAACAGGTGGCGTTATCCTTTTCTTAGATATATTACGCCAAGCAGTACAAACGCAATTACCTATACAGTTAAGGCTTGGAAGTCTGGAAGCACTGCAACAGCTCAATACGGCAATCAGCCATCAACTATTTTAATCCAAGAAATAGCAGGCTGATGAAAGACGTACACACAGACATAGCAATTATCGGCGGCGGCATCACTGCTCCACTGTGGGTCAATGCGCTTACAGACTGGTTCGGGTTCTTCGCGGCAGCGGCGGCTATGATTGTTGGTGCATACCGGGTCTATCAAATATTCTGGGGGCCGAAGAGTGATAGCTGAAACACTTGCGGGTATCGCACTTGTTAAGTCTGCTGTTGATGGCATCAAGTCTGCTATCGGTACAGCTAATGACATAAGCGAGATAGCTGGACACATAGACAATCTGTTTCTTGGTGAGCAACAAGCTCAGAAAGCTAGGAACAAGAAGTCTGGTGCTAGTCAGTTCAACGTCAACACTGTAGCTAAAGAAACGATAGATGCAAAGCTTGCGGCTGAGAAGCTGTATGAAGTGTCTGTAATGGTAGACCAAAGATTTGGTCACGGTACTTGGCAAGGCATTGTTAATGAACGTGCCAGACGGATACAAGAAGCCAAAGAGATTGCAAAGCAGGAACAGATAGAGCGTAACCGCAAGAACCATGAGATGATGGAGATAGCTAAGAGCGTAGGTATATCCCTTATGGCAATTATCTTTGTGGTTGCATGTGTTACCTTCTCAATAATGATTGCGAGTGAGTAATGAGTGCCGAACAGTTAGTTGAATGGAAGATTATCCCACGCCTTATGATGCTGGTGATGACGCTGATGTATATCAGGGTTATTGAATGGGGCATCAGTCTTGATGACCTATCTACACAACAGAGCGCTATGATTAGCGTGGTGTCCGGCGCTATGACCGGGGCATTTGCAGTCTGGTTAGGTAGCGAGAAATGAAGCAAGCCGCTACTAAGCTAAATGAGGCAAGCGAGATAACTATTCCTTTGCGGAATCTTATTAGCATGATTGCTTTTACTGCCGTATCCGTTTGGGTTTACTTTGGCCTGACAGAACGCATCAGTTTCTTAGAACATAACCTTGAGCTTACGATGGAAGAAGTTGAAGAGAATGATAACTGGATAGACGATTTTGAGCCGCCTAAGTCTGTGCAGAATACAGTTGCTAGGGTTCATCAGCTTGAGATTGAACTAGCCAAGTTAAAGTTATTGATGGAGTTAGGCGAATGATTCAGTTGTTAGGTGTTGTCGGTAATCTTGCTCAAACATTTCTTGAGGGTAAGGTAGACAAACAAAAAGCCAAGTCAGAGATTATGAAAACAGCGGCACAGCATGATAGCAAGTGGGAGCTAATCATGGCTGAGTCTACAAAATCATCTTGGAAAGACGAAATAATCACAGTTGTTGTGCTTGCACCTTGTGTTCTTACGTTCATCCCTGGAATGGAAGATGTTGTTAAGGCGGGCTTCGAGCGCCTAAACGAGCTGCCTGATTGGTATCAAAACATTTTATATGTTACGATTCTAGCGGGCCTTGGTATAAAAGGCTTAGACAAACTAAGGAGAAAGTAATGCCAAAGACAGGTTTATATGCAAACATACATGCAAAACGCAAACGTATCGCTGCTGGCAGTAAAGAAAAAATGCGTAAGCCGGGAAGTAAGGGTGCTCCCACCGCAAAAGCTTTTAAGAAGTCTGCTTTAACAGCTAAAAAGAAAAAGAAATGAACCTAGACCAGCTCCGCGTTGAACTAGCTGAAGATGAGGGGTGTCGTTTCGACATTTACCTAGACCATCTTGGCTTGCCTACCGTCGGGATTGGGCACCTCATACAAGAGGATGACCCGGAGCACGGACTTCCCATCGGCACAAACGTATCTGAGGAGCGGGTGCATGCCCTGTTTCGCAGGGATGTTGCTGTAACGATAGAGGACTGCCATCGCTTGTACGACGACTTTAGTGAGCTTCCAGAAGAAGTGCAGCTAGTCATTGCTAATATGTGTTTTAACCTTGGCTACCCTAGACTATCAAAGTTTAAAGGAATGAAAGCTGGGGTAGATGCTAGGGACTGGAACAAGGCCGCTGATGAGATGGTAGATTCCAAGTGGTACGACCAAGTACCGAACAGAGCTAAGCGTTTAGTTAGCCGGTTACGCAAGCATGACGAGTCAAAGTAAATACTTTTTTGCTGACACGAATATAACACAGACAGCTTCAGGTTTGGCTGGGGAATACATAACCGCCGCGTCGGTCCTCGCAAGGGGCTGGCGCGTTTCTATGGCGCAGCAAGATGCTGTAGATTTGATAGCGTGGCACCCGAGTACTGGGGAAACATTAAAGATACAGGTGAAGTCCTGCCAAGCTTCTCGTCAAGGTGGTGGCAGACGCAGGGTGCATTTCCAGACGGGGCTAGGTGGAAAAAAACGCCTGCCAACACTAGCTGATTTTGATATACTTGCATGTGTTTCTGCCGAGCAGCGTACTGTGTGGTATGTGCCAGTAACGTCTGTAAAGGAAAAGAAAATAACGAGAAACTTGGACTTCTTTGTTGACCCAGAGTTAGAGACTGCAAGTTGGGCCAAGGCTTTAGATGTACTGAACATAAAGGGCTGTTTGTGATGCCGAAGAAGAATGTTAAATTATCTGTTGGTCGTGGCGAGAAGCGTTCTGTTAAGCAAGGTGCTGGGCTGACTGCGAAGGGCCGGGCTAAGTACAACAGGGCTACTGGAAGTAAGTTAAAGGCACCTGTTACAGGCAAAGTAAAGCCGGGCAGTAAAGCCGCTAAGCGTCGTAAGAGTTTTTGTGCTAGGTCTAAGAGCTGGACCGGGCCAAGAGGCAAGGCAGCTAGAAAAAGATGGAAATGTTAGGTGAGGCAGGACACTAAACCAGTGTAACTAACGGTTTTTCATAAAGAAAAATAAAGATTTATAATGCCCTGCCTCTACCGCTAGAGCTGTCCAGCGGTATTCTGACTAACAAAGATGCGCCAACCTGACTTGTCGGGCTCTCTGCGAATTTTGTATTTCATCTTCCTATAACGTAATGCACTCCGTATGGAGTC